CTTCACGCATGCGGTTCAAATACCAAATAGCCTTATCAATATCTTCAAGACCATTCTTACGCTCAAAACGCCAAACATACTTCAAGACGTTAGCAGCATGTGGTGCATAGCGTCCTGTCATTTGACTTGTCATTGCCTCAATAGCATCAATTGCTTCAATACCATCTCGTGAATAATGCACAGGATGATTTACATTATCTGTCATAATAAAGTACTTCCATATTGCTTATTTAATTTTTTAATACCTAATGCCCAATTCTCAGCAGCATCTTCCACGTATCTCATAGACTTATTAGGAAATTCTTCTGTATGAAACCACGTTGCTGCATCATTATTGTAATATTTAATATACAACATTTCTTCTTTCATGTCAATGTGAATTTCACAGTATTCTTCTCCATTGTCATGGTAGTAAGTGGATAATTTTTTGCCCATCTAAATCTCCGTTTCTATTTCTTCTATGAGTTGATCTTTCATAGCCAAGACTTGATCTTTTAAATGAGGTTTATCCCACCACCTAAAAAGAACACAAATAGTGATACGTGGTACGTTAGTGTATGCTGAGTGCCAACAGTGATCGGGTTCATCCTTACCAAAGTGATAGTATCTAGCATTCCAACCAGACACATCAGGACATTTTATAATCTCTTGTTTTTGTTTATCGTAGTATTGAAAATATCCATCACCCTTTTCAGAATATGAGAAGATGAACTGATAGCCTGAGTTGTTTTGGTTAGTGTGCCATCCTACAAACCCACCTTTGGGATAATACAAAAAAACTGCACTTGAGTTGGCTCCAAGATTTGAAATGAAGTTAATACGGCTAAAGTTAAAAATTTCTTTTAGCTTAGGATCTTTATCTATGGTACGCTCAACAGGAATAGAATAATGCTCTATGGGGAACCCTTTGTGATTAGGGTCTGCCATATGCTTTTCTAGCCGTTCTTTTGTCAAATATGACTCGCCATTTGTCTGAGCATCTTTTGGACTAGCCACAATAATATTATACTGTTCAATGTCAGCGTCCATAACAGTAGAACGTACATATTCTAACTGATCAAGAATGTCTTGATTACGTATTACTAGTTCCGTCATCTACAAACTCCAAAGCTTTAGGGTATATAGCCGCCAAAGCTTTTCCTATCTCCCTCGCCAATTCCATATGTTCTTTTTGGGTTCCATTCGCTGAACGTAGCTCAACATAATGTATCCAGGAGCGAATAGTACCATTAACATAGAGACGACTAATCGTATTACCCTCTGGTAAAATCGCTCTAGCTTGCTCTTTGGCAATTCCTCTTTCTCTTGCTTCTTTATAAATTCTTTGGACATGCTCTATTACCCATCTCTGTTGTTGTTCCCACCAAACATCAAGAGATGTGTCATCTGATGGAAAGCTGTTTTGCCTGTTCTTTTCATCTTGTAAACGACATTCTCTAGTGACAAATTTATCTGCCTCTGCGTAGCGTTGTGAGAACTCTTGAAATGAAAATGAACGGTGTCTCAAGAGTTGTCGTGCAATATCACGTGTTGTTTCAATTTCAATACAAGCAGAAGCCATCTCAAATGGTGACCAATGCTTGTGCTTTATTAAATAGTCAAGAAGTTTAGTTGTAGTTTTAGTGTTAGCCTGGTTTTCAGGATTAGAAACTCTAGCACAATATGCTACAAGGTCTTGAATATTTTCTAACCCCATGATGCCAGGTTCGCCTGAATGAATGTGTCTTTGTGGCTGTGAATGTGATATAAGCCTTGCTTTCATTAACCTTGACCTCTGTATTTTTTATAACTACGCTTTTTACTTTTATTCATTGAAGATTTCTTTATGTTACGTCTACCGATACATGTTTTCTTATTTCCTTGCTTTACAGCCATTAATGTAATACCTCTCTATCACCCAAAGTTTTAATTTCGTCTTTTAATGCGTACATCGCATCTACTATTTTATGATAATCTTCTTCTGTTAAGGTTGATTTATACAAAGACATTCCTATTGTAGTCATGACTGCTGCTACCATCATTACGTCAACATCTTCCAATAAGTCATTAGCTAAACCTATGAATTTGTCGTAAGTAAGCTGAAACTCCTCTTCTTCATACATAAAATATTCCTTATATTCATTTTAAAATTTTAATAATACACGCATCGATAAAATTTGAAGATTCTCTAAGATCGTATATAATCACTTTCTCACCATTTCTACGAAAAGTATCTAGCATCTCATTATACTTATCTATGCTACCCCACATAACATAATAGTTATTTGGTAATGTTTCTTTATACGATCCCTTCAATCTATCTATTGGTGTCACTATATTATGCTGTATAACATCTTCGACATAGTATGCACCACCAACCTTTAGCTTATCATAAAAATTTAAAAAAGTTAGTCTATTATGAGTCGATGTGTGTCTGCCATCATCAATTATTATATCAAATTTTATGTCACACCACAAGTTCTTTGCTTCGCTAGAAGTCGAATCACACTTTTCCCAAATTATTCTAGGGTTTTCTAAAATAGGTATGTCTTCAGGCGCAACTCTCTCAAAAGTGTCTACAGCATATATCGTAGCATTTGGAAAATATTCTAGCCACACTTCTAAACTATCTCCATGAAGTATTCCAATTTCTAATATATTAATTGGAAGTTGGCGTAGTTTTTCAAAATCCCTTTCGTATACTAATTCGTATCCGTGCTTCAAACCCTTATCACAACCGTGCTTATCGAAAAGTTCTCTCATCATTCCATTTTAAAATCCTTAAAGCGTTCTGCTGTGTCAGTCTTGTCGAATGTTGGTGTATCATCCACTAACCCACCTTCTGCATCATCCACGTCAAATAACTTCATTTTGGATCTATCAACGCCAACGACAAATCTTTTATTGGTGCTTGGATCATTATATCTATTCTTTAATTGCTTAACCATAATCTGCCCAAGCTTTTCTAATTCTTCACTTGAAATTAAAGCAAACATCAAGTCGGCGGTTGCGGGTAATCCAAAAGACTCGGACGTATCTTCAAGCCCAACATCTGAGTTAGAATAACCAGAACGAGTCGTTTGCGTTGCAGTGATAATCGGAACTTCGAACTCGACTGCGAGTCCACGCAACTCTTCTGCAATAGCCTTGATATAAGTGTACGAGTTGATTGCACCACCCATTCCTTTCATTCTACTTGAAGCACAGATATTTAGGTAGTCAACAAATATCATTTCAGGCACAAAGTTTTTCTTCAATTTCAGTTCATTTAACAATGCTCTAAAGTGACCTGTGTGTGCTGATCCTGTTGGATACTCTTTGACAATGAGTTTGCCATTACTTTTACCAGCAATGTTATGCACCTTATCGATCAACATATCCTTAGACAAGGTTTCTAGCTGATCTAGTGGTATGTCTAATAGATTTGCATCTATACGTTCAGCAATACGTTCTTCTGCCATTTCCATAGTGATGTACAGAACATTACGCCCTTGCGTAAGAGCACTCGCTGCAACGTGGCACATGAAAAGAGATTTACCTACACCAGTACCTGCTAGTGCAACGTTCAAAGTTTTATTCGGCAAGCCACCTTTAGTAATCTTATTGAAGTATTCTAAATCAAATGGAATACGATCTTCACGCTCATGATAGAAGTCATACCGTTCAGAAACATTCTCTACATAATCATGACCAATGTTTGCGTCAAAAGAAACTGCCAAAGCTTTAGACAATAGATCAGGAAGAGCATTTTTAGTAAGATCTCTATGCTTACCATCAATAATAGAGATAGACTCCATAATAGCATTATGTATTGCTCTGTCTTGACAACACTTTTCTGTAGTATCTTCTAACCACTTGTCATTAGCTTTGACAGTTTCAGTGTCAAATATGTTTGGAAGTATTTCAAGTGCAGCAGTATATTGATCATCATTAAATGTATCGCTCTGATCAATTTCAATCTTGAGTGTTTCCTTTGTAGGAAGCTTGTTATACTTGGCTACATATTTGGCAATTTGTTTAAATAAAGAATTATATACTCCTTGAAAATATTCTGGTTTCACAAAAGGAAGAACCTTACGCATGTAAGGCTCATCAATTAATAAATGTCTTAATATAACTTGTTCTATGTTACTCATAGTTTTCCTCATAGAATCTATTCAATATGTGTCGCACTTCACTATTATCTTGTATAGCTTCATTATAGTCAATATCAAAAGGTATTTGCAAGTTCATTCTGCTATTGCTATTGTTAAACACGGCATGCCTAGCTTGAGTGTTTGCTATAATAGGTCTGCTAGACTGTCCAACCTCAGACATAAAAGGAGCATAATCTTCTGTTAAAGGATGTAGGATTACTGTGCTGCGTTTAAGATTTACTCCATCTGTATGCCAATCTTGAGTAGTATTAGGGTCCATCTTCATCAGTGCTGCCTCAACACCTCTATAGCTTATACGCTTAAACTGCAAAGGAGAGAGACGACCTGACACAGTAGACTTATGCTGATGCCAATCAGTTTCGTTAATCCTAGATAGAAAATACTGCTTCTCTTGTTCAGTTACAAAAGGAGCAATTTCAACAAAACTCATAACTCTCCGTCTTCTCTCATTCTTTGTCTAATCTTCGTTGCAGATATATCATGTATAAATGCACCAAGATCATGTTGCGTAAAACTATATCCTACACTGCGCCCATAGCTAATATCAACTATGTTTGGAACTTTAATTATAATATATTCTTCTCCATAAGTAAAGCCCTCTTTTTCTAAAGCTCTTTCGATATTATTACGCACCACATGAAAGTCGAAAGGATTATCTGTGTTTCCCATACCAGCATCTGCACCACAAACATCTCTGCACATAATACAGACCTGTCCAACTTTATCTAAAGCAGATCTAAAAAGCTCTGTGTGGCCAGCATGCCAAGGTTGCCATCTGCCTAGCATTTGTGCAGTAGGGGTTTTATAGTCAAACAATGTTGTTATCCCTCTTAATCATATCAGCTATTTGTTTTATTTCATGATCTCTCTTGTGATCTTTTATGATAATCTTTGGACTTTCATCTGTTGACAAGGGTTCAAAAATTTTATTGGTATCTTCATATCTACTTTTATTTACTGTGTCCATCCATATTACAAGATCTGCATCAAAAATCGATCTTGTCTTTCTAGTTGGACAAACAAAATCTGAGACTACGGTTCTTCCACGAATAGACTCAAAGGTTGCATAGTGGAACATTCTCTCTGACTGTCTAATACGACCTGTTTCAGAAAAATCCCAATCGTTGCACATTTTTCGTACAGCATCCGCATTAAACCATGCAGCATTTAGATATCCACTTAATCTTTGGGCAAACCAGGTTTTACCACTACCTGGAAGCCCCATTATTAGTATTTTCATTTTCTAAGCTTCTTTCCAATATATCTAATAATATTTTTCCTGTAGTATTGTGCCAACTCAAGTCTTCGTCAAAGTCATAGTCATCGTCGAATTGATGATTTTTTATTTCTGTTGAGTATTTTAAGCTCTCAGTATCTTCTGACACTTGTATAGCCCCAAAATTAAATACCGTTTCTATATAATCTCCTGTTAATATTCTGACATCCCAAAAATCTTCTTGATCACTGATAATAAGTTCATAATCTACATTTTCACGCATCTTCGACTATATCATCCATATTTACTTCAGACTTATACCCAATTGAGTATTGTTTCTTTAAAAACGTTTTGAAGTCTGTATTATTAAAGATCGGGTCCCAAAATTCTTTTTCTAACGTTTCATCATAACGTACTTTACGTTCTTCACCCGCAACTGAGTACCAACCATTAGAAGGTTTGACTACATATCCACCTGCTAGTGCAGCTTCTAGAAGTCCTGAATACTTTTGTACTCCACCTTCCCAAGAAACCGTAATAGGAATTTTAGATTTCTCTTTAACGTAACGAGACTTATCTACGTTAATTATGAAATGATACCCTTGGATCTCTGTGCCTTTTTTATCTTGCTGCCTACCAAGAATCCAAATGTTATCAGCAGAGTAGTAAATTCCTGTACCACCACCGACAATATCCTTTGGAAATAGTCCTATTTCTTTATATGTATGATTGACTGCAATCAAAGGAATGTTTTTCATGCTCAAGTATGGAGTAGCCATACGGAACACACTTTTGAATGCTTTAGCACGTGACATATCAGCCACAGACTTTTCATCCTTGGCATCGTCTAATTCTTTCTTAGATGCCATGTTACCAATAGAGTCAATAACAATAATAACTTTATCGTTTCTATCAAGACCTTCTAGCTGAGAAATCAGATCAAATTTAAGTTCTTCTACATTTGTAATTGGTGTATGGAGAACCCTGCTC